CAAATTTACATTGATAATGCATTTCATAGTATGTGAGTTCTTTTTTTGTTTTACATGGTTTGAGTATTAGACACTCAAAAAACTCTGATCCTAGTTCATTAACATCAGTTAATAATTCTTTAGATGAGCCCCAATATGTTTTCCAATCGCTTTCAACACGAACAATTTCATGTGTTGGTTTACGACCTGGAGTGACTGGTAATTCAGCTAGTTGTTTTTTGGTTAGTTTTTTCTTTTTGTTGTACCAAAAATACTTTTTACCAATGTAAAATTTACTATTAGCTAAGTTTGTAATTTTATAAACAAAACCAATATAATCTTCGGGGTCTAATTTATCCCAATAATTCCATTTCATAACGTTATTTTATATAAATATTTTAACAGGCGGTAGAACCATCCACTGTGATGTAAACATTTTGTGGACCTGATGATAAAACAGAATAGCTAAAGTCACAACCGAATCCACCTGGCCCATCAGGACAAACTGATGTACTTCCTGCTACTGTAAATGTTGATGTGTTATTGAAATCAATTGTATCTCCAATTTCTAATCCACTAATTGCAAAACTATAAGTACAAGATGTGGTTGTCACTGGACCAGCATTGATAAATGTTCCATTATTTATACTAAATTGTAAATTTCCCGTGGGTGCAGTAGTTTTATATTTTGTGTAAACAAGTACTTGATTCTCAACCGGTGTGGATGTAGGTGTTGGTGTTGGTGTATTAGTAGGAGCAGGTGTTGGTGTTGGTGTATTTGATAGTACTGGAGTAGGTGTTGGCGTATCCGTTGGTAACGGAGTTGGAGTTGGTGTGACAGTTGGCGCTGGAGATGTTGGAGTAGGTGTTGGTGTGTTAGTTGGTGAAGGTGTTGGAGTTGGTGTGATACAACTACAAGACGTGTTACCGTATACTACTGATGATATTGTTGCTCCTATACCTGTAACTGTTCCAAAATCAACACAATCGTTTATTACTTGTGGTCCTATTCCGTAAAAACTTGAAACTGGTGTTCCACAGCAATTTATATATCCAACTGAACCTGCGACATCAACATCAAATGTAACTTGTGTTACACACTCAGGAGGTATTGGTGTACTTGTTGGAGTAGGTGTTGGTGTATCTGTTGGTAACGGAGTTGGGGTTGGTGTGTCTGTTGGTACTGGGGTTGGAGTTGGAGTATTAGTTGGTGCTCCAGTTGGAGTAGGGGTTGGTGTGTCAGTTGGTGGAGCAGTTGTTGGTGTTGGTGTAGGTGTAGATGTTGCTGTTGGTGTTGGAGTAGGGGTTGCTATTGAACAAGTAGCACATGATGTGAGTGCTTGATATGTTGTTGTATTAATTTTACCTGCTGATATATAACTACCAGAGCCATCTGTTAAGTATGTAGGTGACTGTGTTATACCTGTGAAGTTAACACTTGTGAAATTAGTTGATGTACAGAAAGTTGGGCCGTCTCCAGTAACACCTGTAACTGTTGTTCCTATTCCATTACAAATATCAACTAATATTCCACCTTGTATTAAACTTCCACTAAATACTGTTAGTGTAGGAGTTGGAGTAGGGGTAGATGTTGGTGTTGGTGTGTTAGTAGGTGTTAATGTTGGAGTAGGAGTTGGTGTATCTGTTGGTGGTGGTGGAGTTGGAGTAGCAGTAGGTGTTGCTGTAGCAGTTGGTGTTGCTGTAGCAGTAGGTGTTGCTGTTGGTGTTGGTGTATTAGTAGCAGTTGGTGTTGGTGTTGGGGTTGGTGTAGCAGTTGGAGTTGGGGTAGGAGTAGCAGTTGGATAAAATCCATCAGTATAATTCAAATCCCATTTAATCAAAAATGTTTGATCAGTATTTGATGAAATAGGAATTGGTTCAGCCATTTTAGCTACCGCTATTAAATCTTGAGCGTCATTATATAAACCTACTGTCGACACATAAGGTGAAAATTCTGAACCAGAAATAGATCCAGTAGCAAAATCTTTTAATATACCATAGCTATCCTCTGGTGTGATATAAACTACACTACCATTAACTGATGAACTAAATGGTGTCATAACACCTTGTGAACCTGATAATAATGTTGGGTTATATGATGTGTTAAATTCATAGTCCTTTATAGTACATTTGATGAAAGTCTCATAAACAACATGGTTGTTTTTAAACTTAACATCGAAATTTGGTACTATAGTTCTAATCATCTCTTATTATTTAATTTATGTTATGGACAAGCTCCTAAAAAGCAATCTGTTTCTACTATAACTTGATCACCAATATTTACCACAACACCTGTGATTTGTGGGAATGGATTTGATGTGAAGTAAGTTACATATGTTGGTGTTCCGTTTATATAAACTCTTAACGCACCACAATTTCCTGTACCTGGTAAGTTAGTAGTCACATTAAGTTGAATTGTATTTGAACCACCATAGTTTACACTACCTGGGTTTAACACACTTCCTTGCAATGTTGATGTTAATGGGAAGTTTGATGGTCCCGCTGATAATGATCCTATAAAGTTACCATTAATACCAGCATCATTAATTGATCCAAATCCACAGTTAGCATTTCTAATTGTCCAAATAGTTGGTGGAGGTGTTGGTGTTGGAGTAGGTGTAGGTGTTGGTGTAGGTGTTGGTGTATTAGTTGGGGTATTAGTTGGTGTTGGTGTTACTGTAGGAGTTGAAGTTGCTGTTGGTGTTGGTGTTATTGTTGGTGTTGGTGTTGGAGTGAAAGTATTAGTTGGTGTTGGCGTTACTGTAGGAGTAGCAGTATTAGTTGGTGTAGGGGTTGGAGTTGGTGTAGGGGTTGGAGTTGGTGTATTAGTAGCAGTAGGAGTAGGTGTTGGTGTTCCAGTTGGGGTTGGAGTTGGAGTAGGGGTTGGTGTTGGTGTAGGCATAAATCCATTAGGAATTATACTTAATATGGCTATATTTTGCTCATAAAACACATTACCTACATATGAACTCTGAGATAATACTGTTCCAATAGAAGAACTAACATTACTACCGCTGTAAAATAAGTTATAATTTCCATCATCATATATTTTATAATCAGCAGATGCGCTCACATATGATAATTCAAATGTTGTTGGTAAAATTTTATCACCAGTTAACTGACGTGGAAAATTAATAGCGTAAATTAATGATCCATTTCCTGTTGGAAAATATCTTACAGTATCTAAATTACCTAAATTAACAATTCCTTCATTATAAGAAGATGTAGATAAGGTACCATCATTAAAGATAGTACCTTGCATTGAACTAGTATTCACATACCCTGGAAGAAATCTAGGGTAATAAGTAGCGTTTACCATGTCATAAACTAAACGATCATATTGACCGTTAGTTTCAAGTTCATTGTAGGGATCAAATAGCGAACTAGTAAACTTAACTCCTGCGTTTACAGTTATTTGATTGTCAGCTAAAGACCCAGACCTAATATCCCAGCTTTTGTTTGCTGTATAAGGTACTACAAAATAGTCTGATACGTTAATTCGTTTAAATGCTGACATTGGCGGAACATTAGAAATCTAATTTAACTCTTAACAGTAATTCTTTAGTAAAATCTTTTACTAATGGTTTATTTAATTTTGCTACAGCAACTAAATCACCAGCTTCATTATACATACCAACAGTTGTAATGTATGTTTGTGGGTTGTAAATTAATGATGTGTATAATAAGTTACCATTTGAATCAATTACAGTTGGATTTGTTGTGTAATTATTCTCAGCATTTTTAACTCTTACAAAGAAATAACGTGATGAGATAGTTTCATAGTTTTGTAAACGGAAACCAGCTCCTGAATTTATTAATTCAAATATTTTTCTGTTATTATAGTTGTAAGATGGATTCGCTGAAGCTACTGTATTAGAGCTATCTTCATTCCAAGTTATATTCAAACCACCTAAAGCTCCAACTGGGTTAGCTAAAGCACGTGGATTTAAGATGATTAAGCCTTCATCAGGAATCATAATACCATAAGAACCACTCACTGTGTAAGCTGAAGAATAAATACTATCAAAAGATCCACTTAATAGTTGGTAAACACGAGATGTACCAATATAAGTAGCTGTTGATGTTACAGTTGAATCATCAGTTAATTTTAAAATACTACTACCAGTAGCTAACGTTAAAGTTATTGAACCTGGGTTGAATGATTCTTTAAAACGAGCTCTATTAACAGATAAAACAATAATATCTTTTGATACATAGTTTGAAGTACCAAATGAGAATGAAGTATTTTCATCTCCATAGATCAATGTTCTAAATTGACCATAGATATCTCTTGTTGGAGTTTTATCAATAATAGATGGATTAAAATAAGCTGAACCTGAACCACTTATATGTCCATAGGCTATAGAAAATTGAACTTCAGTATCTGTATTAGATGAACCAGTTTGGTAAACATCTAAATAAAATTTTCCTGGAGTTGAAGATTCTTGAATTGAACTTGAATAAAGAGCAGTTAATGTAGTCACATCTCCCGTCCACATTGGTGAAATGGAAGCGTCTGAACTTATTACTGAATCATCAGAAGCAAAAGCTGTAAATGACATATATTAATTAGGTTTTAATTATTGTTAAAGGTATAGTAATTCTAGCACCACTGTCTCTACCAATACAAGTTAATGTAGTTGTAATAGTAGCTCCTGGTAGAGCTGAAGTACCGAACAATGTATTAATTGTTGTTGCAATTAAACTAAATGAAGTACCAATTTGGCTTACTGATAAGCTAGCACCACTAGCATTAGGAACAGTTACATCAGTTGCTAAAGCAGTTGTGTCAACACCAGCGCCAGTAAATGTACTTAAGAATCTTGAATCTCCCACAGTCATTAAATAACCTGATGGTTCAAATGTTGAAACAGCACCTAAGTAGTTTAATGTTTGAGGAGTGATAGTTAAAGCAGCTGACTGACGTAATGTCACAGTTGTATAACCAAGATTTAATACTGGTAGTTTTGAAGTACCACGTGGTAAAGTTACTAACTTATATTTTAAGTTTTGTGTTTCATCAGTGAACGCCTGTAATAAAGGCATTTTTTCAATTGCTTCACCAAAGAAAGCTGAACCAGATGGGTGATTAGGATTGTATAAAGTGTAATCAATCTCATCATCAGCTAATGCAAATTGTGTAATCTGAAATGATCCGTCGTTACGAGCCATCAATTCGCGGCCCTTCTTTGTTAATACGGCGTCAATCGTTACTAATTGGTTGTTTAAAAATGACATCTTTTAATGTGTTTTATATAAATATATTATGGAATCAGAACTGTACTAAATATCTTACTCTTCAAGTCACTTACTATGTTAGCCATCTTAGCATCAATATCAGAAGCTAAATTAGTATTTTTAACAACTCCAGCTGATGTTTGACCATCACGTTTTTGGTAATCAATTACAATGTTTGTTTCATCAGGTATTTTTCTACTGATGATGTATCGTTTAATACTACCTGTCAAATTATTAGCTGAGAATGATTGGATTGTACCTAAGTTAATATTTTTATTTAGTGAGAATGACATTGAATCATTAGTAGATGTTGGGGTATGAACACTAGTTATTTCATATTCTTCTAAAATTGAGAAACCTTGAGCTGATGATCCTGTGTTATATAACCTAATTAAGTCACCAGGGTTTAAAATAAATGGATAATCAGCTTCACCATAAGTTGGTGAACTACCATCTACACCATTAAAATAAAATCCATCACTAGTGTAACTACCACTAACAACTCCATAATAAAATTCAGACATAACTTTTGGAGCTATTAATACATTTGATTGGCTAACATGTACTCTAAAATGTCCTTGATCAACTGCTTCAAACGATGAACTTATAAAAGTATTATAAGTACTTGTTCCACCGGTTCCTGTTCCTCCGCCTGGTTGATAAGTTATTGGGCCAATACCAGATGTTAGTACAGTTACAAATCCTATCTTTTGAGTGTCATAAGTGACTGAATTTTGAGTTTGTCCTTCTTGTCCATTTATAGGAACTTGAAATCCAGCAAAATTAAAACTTGAACCACCATAATTATATTGTATAAGAACACCCACATTTATATTATCAACTAATGGCGCAGCTCCAATATATCTAACTGTAACTTGAAATAATCTAAAATCAGTATTAGGATCTATTGTAGAGTTAAGTGTATAACTAAAATCACCTAACAAATAAGGAGGAATAGTTGATCCACCACTTTGTTGTGTTGTTACACTAATTAATTTAGATTTTACTAAATTATAAGTTAAAGCAGCTGAATCATTTCTTCTCCATAATACAGGAGAAAATTTAAATCCACCAGCAAATATATGCTTATTACCATCTAACAACTGTTGTTTAGTTGGATTTTGATTATCAAATAAACCAATATTAATTGTGTCTTCAGTCTTGAAAATACTTTGTACTTGGTATAAATTATATTTTTGATCTTCAGTTAATAACTCATAGTTACGTTTTGTTAACTCAGTTAATGAACCTGTTTCATCAATTAAATACTTAATGTAAACATTACTACGTTCAGGCATTGATAATAAATCAGATCCTGAAGCTACTATTTCACTAAAGAAAGCAAATTGTCTTGTATTTTTATTAATAGCTGCTGTTTTACCAAATGTGGTATCACCATCTGAGAATACATTATATAATGTACTTGTTGTGGTTGAACCTTCATATCTTGGTCTTATATGACGTTGATATGTGTCTGTAAAATCCTGGTATTGTAAGCTATGAGTTATTGGAGTAAGATTTTCTAATACTGTTAATGCTTTTCTTTTACTAGAAGTTTGATTTAACTCAACATTATTTAATAGTGGATTAAACTCAACATTCCATATTGATTGAGAGTATGAACTAGTTAAAATAGTATTATAACCAACAGCAAATGGATTAAAATTAGCTATATCAAAATCATCATGTATAAAAATAGATGATGAAGGTAATTCACCTGTAAAGAAATCTCTAGCATCTGATGTTACAGTTGTTGGGCCAAGATTTGTTTTATAATTTATTTCATAAAGAGATTGACTATAATCACCACCATTACTAGCTGTAATAAATAAAGTATCAATAGAACCACTTTGATTATTATGTCTAGTTACTCGAGTATTTATAACTTTAACACTTGGTCTTTCAAGTAAGTGTGGTTTAATAACAATACCTGAAGCTAAATTTGTTCTAGCTGGTGTGAAATCTTTAAGTGTTCTGAAAAGTGAATTGTGAAAATAACTAATTAGTTCTATAAAATCTTTATAGTTAAATTCATTAACATACTTTTTAAAATAGTCAGCTCTTAAAGTGTCTAGCTTATCATATCCTACTCCAGTTGGGTCACCTATAAATTCATCAATTGTATAAGTTGAACCTAATTGAGCGATAATGTCTTTATTTATTTCATCTTGAGGTGATAAACCAGCATCTAATAAGTGTATATCTTTTGATGTTGGAAGTATAGGTTGTAATTCAATACTCTTATTAGGTAATAATTGAGTACCATATAAACTATTACTCACAATTCTGACTTTATCAGTTACTGGATTAGCATATCCAGAATTTGGAGTATCAGCGTAATATGTTTCTACAAATGAAACATAATTATTTTGATTAGAAAAATTACTAAATGAAGCTGTCCATTTTTGAATTGTTTGATTTGGAGCTGTTGAAGCTACAGTTGTAGTTATACTATGGTTATAAGTGTATAAGTTATTTCCTAAAGTAAATCTAGTAGTTAAATCATTATAAGCTGATGAAGTGTAGTTACCTTCAAATGATTCAGGATTTAAAACATGAGAGTTAAATGCTGATTCAGATAAGTAGTTAGACCATAATCTTACTTCTTGAATTGAGCCACTAAATGGATAAGAACCACTACCAAAAGCAAGTGTTGTTCCATTAGTGTACCAAGAACTATTTTGAGTTGTTGTAGTTAAACTAGCACTTGCTACATGTCCTACTTCTCCCCAAACGTTATTTTTAATATAAACATTGTATGTTTGAGATGTGCTTACATCACCTATTCTTAGATCTGGATTTGTTCTTTGTACTAATACACTATACCAACTGTTTTCACCTGTTGATCCTGTCATAAACACAGGTACAGTAGGTGTTGTAACAGAAGTTGAACCTAAGTTAAATTGTAAATATCCAAATTTACCTACACTACCTGAGTATATAGAATTAGCTGAGCCAGTATTAGTATATAATAAATGTAAGTTATAGTTAGATCCATTATGGAATAATGATTGAGTAGCAGAATAGCTTGGTGAAGCTTTAAATCTAAACTCAATACCATTAGGAGCTATATCACTATATCCTGTTCTAGATAAACTTTGAGATGTATAATTCCAAGGTATACTTACAGCGCTTGATCCTGATAGTTGTAAAGCATAAGTAAACCTATCATATTCATATTCAGAAGTAGATTCAGTTTTATCAACACCACCATATTCAATATAAGACATCACAGTTGGTGGAATACCAAATATAGTATTTAAGTATTGAATAAATCGAGTTGTACCTTTAGACTTAAGTAATAAAGGTAAGTTATGATATAAACGCTTATATATTCCTTTTTGTTGGTCTTGTCCTGATGTTTGATATCGAGAGGAAGTGATTAATGTTTGATATGAACCTGTATTAGGTAAATAAGTACCATCAGGATTTACACCATACAAATATTGAAATACATCAGTACCATCTTCATCAGTGTATACATTTATACCCATTGATTGAAGAGCATAATACACTAAATCTTTAGAAATACCTTGATCTAAAGCATTTCTAGACTTATATAAATCAGTTATTGCTTTAGTGTATATCCAAACCTCATCAAACATAGTTCCTATAGAACCTATAAATTGAAATAATTCTTGATTACCAGAATTTTCATTTACATATGTTGGTAAAGCGTATATTAAATAGTCTTGGTTTCTACTATCATAATCTGAGGATATAATAGATTGACTAGTATAGAAATTAAAAGCAGCTACAGATGATGTAGACGCATTTATATAAGGTTTAGTTGATGTTGTTTTAGGCCAAGCGTATGAACTAGATTCATAGTATAAGAATTTCTCATATCCATCAAATCCTTGTACAACACCATTTATTTTAAGTTGATAGTTTTGAGCGTCTAATTGAGATGTTGTATTACCACCTAAAGCCGCTGAAGCACTTGCAGCAGTGTAATCTTCAATTTGTGTTAATTTATATTTAAATCCATCTAATCTTTGTTGAGCAGAGGAAAAATGAACAAAGTTACCAAGATCTGTATAATCAACATTTATTTGAAACTGAGATGAGCTAATTAATCCTAATAATGATTGTAAATTAGAATTTATACTAGTTTTAGAATCAGTTAAACCAGTTAAATTATAATACTCAGTTGGATTTGATCTAACATTATCTAATTCAAGATCAAAGTTAGGTCCACGAAGTGTTGGGTATGTAATAGTTACAGGAGTTGGTCTTCTTGTAACTGTGAAAACTTGAGCGTCAGATATTTTATCAACAACAGATAATGGTGTTAATAAACTAACTGTGAAAGGTAATGGGTTAAGTAGTTTAATTAATATACTAGATGGAGTTGTATTATCATCTAATGCTATATTTGTAGCAGGAAATAATACTCCATTTCCAACATTAATATAAAATTCTTTAAAATATCCTAATGATTGAAATTCATTTATAAATGATAAAGTACCTTCTCTTACAACCTCATCAGAAACATTATTGGTTGATAATCTTATCTCAGTTCTATCTGAAGATATTTCTTTAATAAAAAATAACTTATTAGAAGTATTGATAATTTTAGGACGGAGAATATTATAATTAACTGTGTAATCTCCACTACTAGCTCCAAGATTATCTAAATCTCTACTAGGATCAAATATTAATTCTTGAGTGTAACTACCAGAAGCATCAGCTGGGTAGTTTCCAGGAATATTATAGTTTCTAAAATCAGAAATTATATATAAAAGAGAGCCAGCAGGATTGAAGACATCCATTTCAACAAAGTCTCCACTCACACCAAATTTTCTAACTTGACTAATAGAACTAACTAATGATCCAGCTGATCCAGTTAATATATTATTATTACTATATATTCTTGTAACGGTACTTACCATAATTAAATTTCTTCTATTTCACCAGGATTAAGCCCAGTAACTTGTAAAATTTGATTTTTTAATTCCACATTTTCTTGTCTTAAATAGTCAATTTCACTTTGTAAATCTTCTATAGACACTCCTAAATACTCTAAACTTCTAGTAGCTAAACCTAAATGAGACTCATCTGAACCTGATGGAGGAATATCAAAAAATAAAGTATTATATTGATTAAAAAATTCATTAACAGTTAAATCAGGTGTGTCTTCAGTTTGAGTTGTTTGAGGAACTAACTGATTGAAATTATTGTTAATAACATTATTAATGTTACTACTATAAATAGTTTTTGTTAATTGTACTAATTCAGCCATTACTCAACAGTTTGTAAAACTTTAAAATAAAAATCATCATCATAAATGTAAGTACCACCATCAATTTGTGATTTGATTTGTACTTTATAATAACGATCAGGTTCTAATCCATTCATATACATCATAAAGAAACTACTTGTAGCATCAGCACTTAATTTAGTGGCTGAAGCATCAAAGTCAATTACTTTTAGATTTGATTGTAAGTCAATAACAGAGTAGTAAGATGTCTCAGGTAATATTTTATTGTATATTTGTAAAGAACTAGTTACAAACGTTCTAGCGGGGTATCTTTCTTTAGCGTATACTCTTAACTTAACATACTCACTGTCATAATAAGTGTTTTTATTGTTTGATAATGATACTAATATGTTATTATTACTTACAACAGTACTTGAACCGGGACTGAATGTACTATCATTCCATTTAAACTCCAAATAAGGTGGATAAATAGTGTTAGTATCTCTTGAGAAGAAATTAAATGTGTATTGATAATTAACATCAAATTCAATTGAACCTGTGTTACGAATAATAAATCCATTGTTAGGAATTACACTAGCAGTCCAAGCGGCTACTATTGGTGTCACATCAACATTAATATCTTTAGTTGAAAAGTAATTAAATGTTTGTGAAGCAGAATAAGCTGTATACCAAGCTGCACCTCCTTGATTACCTGTGAAATAATATGAAGCTACACCAGCTGGTAAACTAGTTACAGCCCAAGCATTTGTTTGGTTTGAGCTTCTATATTGCCAACTACATCCATCATCTGTCTCAGGAACATTGTTAAAACGTCCTGTACCCATATCCCAACTTTGGTATATTGGGTTAATATCAATATTAAAATTGGTTGGTATTCCATCAACATGAGCATTATATAACTTTAAAGAGGCAGTGTAATTAACGCCTGATTTAGATATAACATCAGCTATATCAGTATTATCAAATTTAATTAATATACGACTTGTTGATGAAGATGCAAATAGGTTAGGCGCGTTTTTAGATAAATCTAAAACAGCGTCTAACCCTGCATTCAGAGTATTATAGTCTGTATAAATTGTTGTGTCCTGTGAAGGAAATATTTTGTAAACACCCATTTATATTAGTATTATTCTAGTATAAATATGGGATAATTACAGAGATTAAGCTAGTAAGTGATGATACTCTTTAAAGTGTTTAATACGATCAGCTAAACCAATAGTACCACCATTAACACGTTTTGTAATTTTAGTTACAACTGCGTCAGTAGCGCCTTCATCAGCTATCTTATGTAAACCATTCTTATTAAAAAACCAAGCAGCTGATAATAAAGCATATTTGTCTGCTACTGATGTTGGATCTTTAGTTAAGTCTTCATTAATAGATTTACCAAATGCTGTGTAGTTATCTTTACCTGTTAATTGAATATAACCACGGCCACAGAATTTAGCGCCATCACCTGATGCTTCAGGACCATTACCCATTCTATTACCATATACTTTATTGGCAATTTTTTCTGGTTGTCTAGCGTAAGCAGCAGCTGATGCTTCAGTTGGGAAATATTTTTTGAAAGTGCCTGTTAAACCCTTAGCACTATAGTTTAAGTTTTCTTTAGTTAGTCTAAATCCACCTGATTCATGACCACATTGAGCTAAAAAGTGAGCTAAACGTAGTGGAGTATTGATTTGGAATTTTTCCATTACTCCTGGGATTTGGCTAATTACTTTGTCTGGGATGTGTCCTTTTAATTTGTCTAGGTTCATATTTTAATTTTTAGTAAGTTACTACTTTACCATAAATATCAGTGTCAGGGAATCTTACTTCAAAAATCATTGGATCAAGAGATGGATAAACAACACCTTGCTTTGTAGCGGCTTTAATATCATATGAGTATAAAGAGTAGTTACCACCCGCTAAGTTTACAACATCTACTTTAACAACTGATTGAACTCCCATTACAGCACCGATTAAATTATAAATGTTTGAATAAATAATTGGTTGATTGATTTGCCATTTAGAAATATCAAAATAGTCTTTAACAGCAGCTATAGCTCTGGTTAATACTTCTTGAGAGTTATAAGCTGGAGATGTTGTTATATCAAATGATACTTTTATATTAGCATAATAAGCATCCTTAATTAAAATAGCATCACTAGCCATTTTATGATACGCTAAATATGTTTTTAAATTTTGTTTAATAGCATTAGATGCTCTAGTCATTTTATTATCTAAATCAGTTGATAAAATATAAATAGATAAAGCTAATGGATTATTAGTTACAAAATTTTGTCTATCAGTATCATTAGCTACTAAATAATCTTGTGTTACATAAGCTTTACTTATATAACCAAATTTAGCAGGCATTGAAAGTGTTCTAACTAAATAGTCAGCTTTAGTAACATTTCTATTTTGAGTAGGGAAGTTAGCTAAAGCTTGTAAACGAATCTGTTCTGTTGATTCACCAGGTCCACCACCAGCTGATGGTTGTGAGTTATTAAATCTAATAGAATTTCTTAAACTAGTAATTAAATTAGCATCTAAATTGTAAGAGTCAATAAATGAAGTTACTATTGAATTTATATTAATATCATCAGATGGTAAGTTAGCTGTTATACCTCCTCCAGTAACATATTCAACAACTAATGTTGTGTTAGCTGGGGCTATACCATATTCATTTGTGTATAAGAAATTTGATGGATCATAAGCTTGATTTAGCTTACTAATTCCATCTACTAAACCTAAACCTACATTATCTGGATTTGGAATAATAGTTTCATCAGGTACTGATGTTACTCCACTACCAAATTCTAAAGTTAAATTATTATCATCATCAAAACGAGATACAAAACGTCTTGGTACTCGTTTTAAACGTAACATAAAACGAGCATTATCATTTTCATCAGCATAATTAGGCTCATTAGACGCTATGTTCAATGTTTCGTCAAATACTGTATCTTGAGCTAAATAAGGTACTTCATACCACTGATTATTATCACTATCTGTTACACTTAATATTTGAATTATATCAGGGTCAGATATAGTTACAGTTGAAAATTGTTGAGGATTACCAAATGTAAAATCTGTTGTTTTAATAGTACCTGAATATGCTTTTACTTGTTTTTTAAGTAAGTAAAATTGTGGATTACCACTTCCATCATATTGATATATAGTGATTGTTGTTGGATCAAATGAAGATGAGAATCCAAAATCAACTAAATCCTCAGTTATAAAAGTTACACTTGGATTTGATGTTGATTGTATAGTTGAGTTTTGAGCTATTTTAAAAGCATATCTCCAGTCAGGGCTATAAGTTGGAGCGCCAATACTTGGTACCTGTTGATACACATCTAACATAACACTAGATGCTGTTGTTATTTTAGGTCTATACCCTAAAGCATAAGCTAAAGCAATTATATTTTTTCTCTCTTGAGCGTATAATAATAATGTTTCTTGTAATTGAGTATCAGTATAAAATGATAAAACGTCACCAATATAAGCGGCCATCTCCATAAACATATTACCTGGAGATGATGGACTGAAGTCCATATAAGTATTTTGGAAATATGTTCTAGCGTAGTTAATAAGATCTTGTCGCAACGTAGCGAAATCTTTATTATAATATTTTATATCTGGTTGGTTTGCCATTTTATCTAATTAAATTAATAAGTCCTCTTGTCTCAACATTAACAACAACTTGTTGGTTTTGTTGATTAAGTTGATAATTTATAGCTATGTTCACTAAATTATTGTTTGGGTCTCTTCTAATGATTATAGACTGTAAAATAATATTAGGAACATAAATTAATATTTCATCCTCTAGTCTAGCAGCTATATCATCAAATGTTGAATCATCATTAGCCTCAAATATAGCTCGTCTAATATCTCCTCCAAAATTAGGGTCATATAAACGTTCACCCTTGTTAGTTAAAACATAATTAATCAAATTAGATTTAATTTGATCTTTAGTTGTTATTGTTGAGTTAAAAACACTAGTGTTATTACTGTATAAAACACTAATACCAATACCTTTTGGTTGTCCAAAGTCTTGAGGGTTAAGTCTATATATTTGTCTAATTGCCATTAGAGTTTTCCGTCTTGTTTCATTTTATTCATTAACGCGCTAAAATCAGGTACTACATCAATTTTAACAGCATTTATATCTCCTGCTGGTCTAGTACTAGATAGCATTTGGTCTACACTATTTACTACTTGTACTTCATTCATCATTGGTCTACCAAAACCTTGAGCCATTGATGAATCCATAGTGCCTAATGATTGCCAATCACTAGCATGTTTAGTTTCATTTAATATCTCATTTAAGATATTATTATTAGTAAACGCGGTAGGTTTAATAGGCTGTGTAGGTTTGGCAGGTTTTATAGATTCAACCATGGAATTTTTTACTGTGGTTTGTCTGGCCTCTGCCACCACTGGCTTGGGTTCCGGTGCCTCAAGCAATATTCCAAGCTCTTCTCTTACAACAGCTTGTACTTCTTCGCGTATAACCTTGCGTAATAATTTTACAAATGTATCAGCTTTCATGTCTATAAATATTTTATTATCCAAGTATTGATTTAATTTCTTCAAGTAATTCAGCATCCGTTTTTAAACGGCTTGGTGCGGTTTGTGTTATTTTTAATTTACTAAATGAATCTAACGCCTGATATTGACGCTGTTCATTAGGTAATGTTGTTAATTTAAGTATATATGTTTTACCACTAGCACTGGTGTAATTCTCATCAGATGGAACACTATTTTTAGAATCTTCTAATTGTAAACTTAATGCATCTTTATCAACACCTGAATTGTTTTGATCAATTAAATTAAATTGTAATCTATTAATTTTGATTCTAATTTTAGTTAGCATTTCTTTAAATATAGTTAGAAACAATTGAAGAGATGTAACAGCAGCTTGATACTGATCTATTTTTTTGTTGTCTTTTTCTAACTGTTGTAAACTTCTAACTGTATTGAATAACGCTACACCTGTTGTTGGTTTAGAAGGTGTTGGGGCTGCTAATTCAGCTGTAATTCTAGCGAATCTAGCTAACATTAATCTTTGTTTAATTTTAATATATATTTTTATTACAGATAAAGCTATATTAAATACTCTAATTATATTATTTAAAGTTGTTATTATTCTGTTAAGTGTTTCTACAGTTCTTTTAATATTAGAAACACGTCTATCAAAATTACTTTTAAATATAGCGTAATTACCTGGATTTGAAGGTGTAAAAGTAAATACACCATTTTCAATAGTTAGTGTACCTTTATTTTGTAATTGTTGTTTAGTATCTTTAGTTAATTTTTTAATTAATAAATCTGCTATATTTTCAGCTCTAATAAAAGACATTAATATAGGAGTAGCTATAGACGCTATTTGAAGTTTAGCATTTTTAGCTGTTTGTCCTACTTGATCTTTTAAAAATCCTTTTTTATCATCAAGTGATTTTTCAAGTTCTTCTGATTTTTTCTTTTCTTTATCCTTACGATCCTTTATTTGTTTTTGTGTCTTATCAAGTTTATTTTTAGATTCATTTGAATTAGGTAATTTTGATGTAAAATCTTTTAACTTATTAGGATCTAATTTTTTTAATTGATCAATAGGTACATTGTTGAGTGATGCTAATTTTTCAGGAGGTAAATTTTTAATAGCATCTAACTGAGCAGGACTTAATTGTTTAAGTTTACTTGGATCTAAAGTAGAAGTTAATCCTGCGGGTACATTATTTACATTACCTGGTTGTGAATATTGTGATGGTATATTTCCTATTGTTGACATTATTTATATTATTGATACAGTATCTGATTTGACATTACCTGGTTCGGCTAAAGAATTTTTCACATTAGCCATTTTTAGTTTTAAATAAGCAGATGCTATAACAGCTAATGGAGGAAAAGCAACAGCTGCCTCCATCATTTTACTATAATTAGTCACAGCATCATTTTGGTCATTAACTGTTTCCTCTAAAGCATCTGCCTTAGGTACAGGTTCAACTGTTCTTCCTTTAGTGTCATATCCAAATTGAATATATGGAGAGTTAATGATAAAAAAGTTTTTTTCTGAATTTGTACTACCTTCAGGACCAATATCATATCTAACAGAATCTCTTGAAGTGAAGTGAACTGTTCCTTTTGAATTAAACAATATATTGTTATCATCAGTGTTAAACACTAATCTTCCTGATGATATTAATATCTGTTCTCCTGTATAGTCTTTTATTGGATCAGCCATAATTTTTTATTTAAAATATGATTTATATTGATTAAGTAGTGTTCTAGCTGCTTTTAGTTTTCCTTTTAAAACTTGAACACCTACTCTAGAATTTTGTTCTATATTAAATATATCACCACTAGGATAATATTTCTTAAATTCAGATTGTGCTAAGGCAAACAACCCTTTATACCCAGGATTTCCAGAGTTTGGTTTAAAACTACTTTCAATATAAGCTGTTGTTATTATATAATCAAGAGGTACACCATATTCACCTGATAAGTTTGAGAATAAAGCATATAAATCTTTAGGTATACTTTTCTTAGCTTGAGCTATTTTTTGAGCTATTTTAAATGATGCCCAATAGGTAAAAAAGTTACCTGGTGTAAAACTTGTTTCTGCATTATTACCAAATGTTTTAATAAAATCATCACTAACATTAGTACTCCATTTGGAGTAAGTCGCAGTAACATATTTTGTACCATTTAATCTAAAACCATACATGTTACCATTAACATTTTCTGAGGTGAAATCATTATTTTTTGGTACTTTTTGGCTTGGTTGTATAAAAGAATAATATAAAATAGCTTGTAAACCTCCAGGTCCTTGGTTATGACTTAAATAAACAAGAGTAAACTCAGTTTGATCTGAGGCTGTGACTGGTGGAAGATCTGTTTTCTTAGATGGTGCTCTTTTAACATCATTAGGATCATTTAAAGCATCAACATATTCTTTAGTATAATTAAAAACGTGTCTAGCTACTTGATCTGTTACTTGAGTTGAAGCTAATTCTAATTCTTGATCCTCTAAGAATACAAATTCATCAATTTGTTCCTCATCAGGAGGGGGAGCGGCTGGTGGTAGTTTTTCTTCTTGTTGTGGGGGTGTAGCAACTTGTGGAGTAGGAGTTATTGTCACAGTTGGAACAACATTTTTTGATATTATTTCATCTATTTTTTTTCCAATTAATTTATAAACAGGTTTATCACCATGTGGTTCAATAGCTCCAATTGGTGGTTCAACAAGTATTGCTCCTTGTTTTTCATATTGTTTATAATAGTCTCTAACTTCTTTTTCAGTTATATCTTTTAATCCACCCCAACCCCAAGAACCTTGGACTGTTAAAACAACTGCTTTTGGAAATTTTGTTTTTATTAAACTAAATAATTTAGGAATATTATCTTTAACAAATTTACCAAATCCACCATTTGTTCCAATTACAGTAACAACATGTGTTACTTCAGGATCACCACTATACTCTGTTAAAGCTTCTATTAACCAAGAAACTCCTTTTCCACCTTCCCATAAAGATGATTTACCACCTTTATCAGTTAATCGTGATGATTGAGTTGAGTTTTTATCAACATATGGAGTTTGACTATCACCAATTAAAATAGCTTTAACTTTTGGGAGTTTAGGATTATTATCAGTTGTTATTATTTTATTAGCATCTGTTTTATTATTTAATGTTTCATAATTATTATTTCCTAAAGCCAAAGTAGAATGTGTTTGGCTTTTAGTTATAGCAACATATGAGTTTCCATAATATAAAGGAATATTATCTTTATTTTGAGTCTCTGATAGGAAATCTAATTCAGTATCTTTTAATCCAGAATATATAAATACATTTCCTTTGTTATCAGCTGTGACACCATTAGATTGTCTGCCTTCAATACTTACCTCACCAGGTTTAACATCTCTAAAATATTGTTTTTTAGTTGACATAAGCTATTCTTTCTAATCCTGCTTCTATTTGATCACGTGATTGATTTTTTCTAATTACACCACCTGCTGGGTCAAATACAGTATATGTTCCATCTGAATTTTTACCAGTTATTACCATCCAGTGTTGGTTACAACATGTATAACTTATACCTTTAGAATCTCCTTTATAATTTCCTTTTTTATTACCTTTATATAAGTTATATCCTTTAGGCCATCCTTTCTTTGATGACCATTCAAAACCAACTGGTTTAGTTTTTAATATATTATCAATTCCAGCTAAACTTCCACTTGTTAATTTTATACTTTTACCAAACACACCCGCTAAATTATCAAAGTATACAAGTACAGATTTAGTATTTGGTTTACCACTATTCCATACAGAATAAGGAGTAGTTTTGCTAGCATCCTTTGTAGCATTACCTAATAACATACATATTGTAGTATAACAACATCCATGACTACTCATTTTTAAATCACCTGATTTATATGATCCCCATTCAGGATCACTTTGGCTATATAATGGTGTTGAATGGTAAATTATATCTCCTAAATTATTGTAGTCTTTAGAATTATTTTGAATTAATGCTTTTATAGATCCAACTTTATCACCAGTTGGTATTTTTTCTTTCTTTTTCTCTCTTCTAATGATTTTTTCTTCTTCTTCTTTTTCTCTTCTAAGATCTTCAATAGTTAATTCTTCATTATTATTAACAGTAGTATCAATAAAAGCAGTTAATTGTGTAGGAGAAAGTTCAGGAGAGCTTTCTTCTAAGAATATAAATTCAGTTACTTCTTCATCATCAGGAGGAGGTGCGGCTGGTGGTATTTTTTCTTCTTGCTTTGGAGGAAGAGATTGTTGTTGTTGAGGTTGAGTTTGAGTTTGTTGAGGAGTAATAGTTGTATCTAAATTAGATTCAATTTGTGATTTGAATCTAGTTAACATTTCTGAGGGTATGTCTATATGTTTTGTAGTTACCTTAACAACATTATCTTTATTATTTTTTTCTACTACACTTAATAAGTTTTTTAAACCTGAAGGATAAGTGTTATATGATGTCCATTCACCTGGATTATACATCATATATACTTTTATACCTTTATTTTTTATAGCAGTGACATTATCTTTAAGTGTAGATCCAGGCCATGGGTCCATTATTATAAAATTGACCATACCATCAATCTTACTTAGATATTTTTGAATATCTCTATTATTATTACCACTACCTGAGAATATACCAATGCTAATATTTTTGGTTGTTAAGTTAGCTTTTTTTACTTCAGCTTCATATTCACTTTTGATATTAGACCATGCTGTTTTATCTGTATTAGGGACAACAATAACATATTTTTCATAAAAATCAGGAAGTGCTTTTTTTATTATAGGAGGCATATAATCCTTTCCATCTTTTCCTCCAACAGCTATTCCAGGATAAAATACAAGTACACTTATCGGACCTGTTTTTCCATTTGGTATTGTTATAGTAGCATTAGTAGTTATTATAGTTTTATAACCAGTAATGTTAGGATCAGTTGTTATTATTTTATTAGCGTCTACTTTATTATTTAATGTTTCATAATTATTATTTCCTAAATTAAGATTATTATGAACTTCAGATTTAATAACTCCAAAGTAAGAATTACCATAGTAAAGAGGTATATCATCTTTATTTTGAGTTTCAGCCAAATAATCTAACTCAGAATCTTTCAATGCTGAATAAAATATAACATTACCTTTTTTATCAGCTGTAAAGCCATTAGACTGTCTACCTTCGACACTTACATCTCCAGGTTTAATGTTTCTAAAATATTGTTTTTTATCAGCCATTATGGATAAACATTATCTTGTAAAGTTAGTT